GGGTCATGTACATCGGCGGCTCTGCCCTGGTCAAGTACATCGGCGACTCTGCCCGGGTCAAGTCCATCCACGACTCTGCCCTGGTCAAGTCCATCCACGGCTCTGCCCAGGTCGAGTCCATCCACGACTCTGCCCTGGTCGTAAACGACAAACGAGCGAAGGCAACACCTAATGCGTAGCCCAATCTGCATCGACTGTGAACGTGAAGATTGCGAAGAGTGCCGAGTGCCGTCGCAATCGACGATCCGAACGGAGCGGATGGTACGGGATGATTCGTCGCAACCATTGCCCGCCGATCCGCAAGATGAGTTTTTGTTCTATCAAGAAACCTTAATGGGGAGATAGTCATGTCAGCAGAGGGACTCGCAGTAGAAAATATGTCACGAATCATGGATTGGACATACGAGTCCATCCAACGTGGACGGCGTGGCGACTCGCTCGCTGGAATCGACCGGGAAGCCACTGAATCTATTCTTCGACGCGACGGATTAATCCCACAACGTGAGTGTGGCGATTCGTTGTTGGAGGGTGGAACGTGAAAGTCATCCGATGCCATTGGGACGGCACATGGATGGAATCCTACGGGCCGTGTCCAAAATGCGGCCGCGAAATCAAAGAGCCACGGCTTATGGGCAGACCCATGCCGCCGCTAACCGATGAAGAGCGGCTTGACGACCGCTCCATATTCGAGCGATTAGAACCGTGCGTATCTTTCGTTAATGGGTATCGCCAAACTTCACGTAACCTTTAACCGGAGAAAATCATGCCAGATTCAACGTCTATCGAAACGCCAATCCCTCCAGCAATCGCAGTCGGAATTGTAAAGGTCATGGCCAACGTCAAGCGGCTCGCCCGACTCGATGAAAACAAGTTCGCCCACTACAGCTATACCTCGATTGATACATTTCTCGAAGCCATGGGGCCACTGTTGGCAGAGGCCGGGCTGTTCATTCTGCCAGAAGAAGAATTACTTGAGATTGTCGAGGCTGAAAAAAAAGACCGCGAAGGAACGTCAGCATGGTTGCGTATGAGATGGGCATTTACGATCGGCCATTCGAGTGGAGAATCCTACGGCCCGCTACACCGATCCGTCACGGTTCCGGCCGGAGGTGCCCAGGCTTACGGATCTGCGCAGAGCTACGCCTTGAAACAATTCATGCGTGGTCTGTTCCAGGTTCCGACTGGCGATAAGGATGATCCCGACGCAAACGCCAAGGAACCACTTCCGCCACAACGCACATTATCGGACGGAAACGGCAAGCCTTCCGCCGAGTCGGCACAACGGGCCGATGCGTGGCGAGCGTTGGAAGAAGCGGAGACGCCTTCCGCTCTTTTGGCCGTGGCAATCCGAATCCGCAACAGCAAGGCATTCTCGGAAGAAACGAGAACCGACCTTCTGAATTACGCCCGAGAGCGTATGAATGAGTTCGCTTGCCGAACGATCAAGGCAATTGCAACGGTCGATGCTGCGGAAAAATCCGCACGGTTCTACGGCGGTATGTGGCTGCTAACGGGTGAACAAAAAACACAGATTGTCACGGCCATAGGTGCCGTTCGCGAAGAATTGGAACAAAAAGCCAAGGAAGCGGAAACCGCCGCGTAGAAGTCAAGGAACCCGGAACGGATGCCGAAACCGACGGCCGCCGCCTCGTAGGCGACCATCCAGGACCGGGTGAACAGGCTGGGGGCTGATTTGCCGATTGGCCCCCAGCCGTAGAAACAACGAAGGGAATCGTTATGGGAAAAAGCAACCTGATTTTGGAGTTGCCGATTGCGGATGTGTTTATTGCCGAAGGGCGTCGTGGTACGGACCCGGAAAAAGTCCAAGCCCTAGCCGAGTCGATCCGGGAACTTGGCCAGTTGCAACCAATCATCGTCGATGAGGATTACCAACTGATTGCCGGCCGGCACCGCATTGACGCCTGCCTTGCCTTGGGGTGGAAAACCATCCGGGCCATCCCGATCAATCTTGTCGGCCTCCAGGCGGAATTGGCTGAGATTGACGAGAATCTCGTCAGGGCAGAATTGCCGCAAGCTCTTTACGGCATACAACTTGCGAGGCGGAAGGAGATTTACGAAGCGTTGCATCCAGGGGCAAAGCGTGGAGCGGCCGGGAATGCTGCCCAGGGCAAAAATGACCTAACGGCAAGAACGGCCGTTAGGTCATTTGTCGCCGACACAGCAGAAAAAACGGGCAAGTCGCAACGCACAATACGAAAAGACGTGGCTGTTGGCGAGAAGCTCGATGGGGAGGCCGTTGACGATATTCTCAACACGCCCGTGGCCGACAACAAGAGCGAACTGAAGGCGTTGTCTGAACTGCCACCCGAACAGCAGCGGACCGTGGCGAAGAAGATCAAAAGCGGAGAGGTGAAGTCGGTCAAGGAGCCACCCAAGACGGAACCGGCCAAGGTATTGGACGCAAAAAAACGGCCGGTCCCAAAAGACTTGATTCCCATATTCGAGACGGCCGGCGAGTTCAAGGCCATCGCCCGTGACCTCTCTTCGATCCTAAAGCGTGCGGAAGTATTGGCCCATGGCCCGGCAGGTGCCTTCCTTGAGTACGGTTCCTTGCGGACAGATATTGAAAACGCCAAGTCTGCCATCAAGTTCGGCACACCCTACATCGTTTGCACCTATTGCCGTGGCACCGGCCACGATTGCAAGCCGTGCCGTGGATCGGGCTACCTGAATCAATCGCCGACCACTCGGAATGAGGAAGTAGCAGCATGAGCGTGGCAATGGAAGTGCCCACTGACGCGGCCGTGTGTTCGATCTGCGGTTTCCCCGCCGACGATGCAACGGAATTGCCTTCGGGCGGTTACGCCTGCGGATTCTGTGCCGAGAGTTTGGTGATTGACGATTACGAGCCTACTGACAGTTCGGCCAAGATGGCGTTGCGGCCGTACCAACAGGAAGCCGCCGATGGCATTGACGCCGCATTCCAAGAGAACGATTCCACGCTTGCCGTGATGCCCACTGGCACCGGCAAGACGATCGTGTTGGCGTCAGTCATTCACGAATGGGATCGTGGCCGCGTGTTGGTTATGGCACACCGTGATGAACTGATACGACAAGCCGCCGACAAAATCGAACGCGTGACGGGCGAGCCGTGCGATATCGAAATGGGCGAGTACATGGCCGACCAGAAGTCGCTCTACAACCATGCGAAGGTTGTTGTGACTTCCGTACAAACGATGAGTCGCCGCAATCGGCACTCTCGTTTTCATCCCGAGGATTTTTCGCTTCTGATCGTAGATGAGGCCCACCATGCGACGGCAAAAACGTATCGGGCTGTTATCGAATACTTTCAACAGGGAGGCTTGAAAGTGCTTGGCGTGACGGCCACGCCCGACCGAACGGATGAAGCGGCACTCGGCCAAGTATTTCAGTCGGTCGCATTTGAATACGCCTTGCCGCAAGCGATTGACGATGGGTGGCTTGTGCCGATCCGGCAGCAGTTTGTTGAGGTCGAAGGGCTTGACTTTTCTGAAATGAAAACGACGGCGGGCGACCTGAATCAGCGTCAACTTGCCGAGGCGATGGAAGAAGAGAAAACTGCACACCGAATCGTTTCATCCACCATTGAGATTGCCAACGGAGAGCAAACGCTCATCTTCACCGCGTCGGTCGATCAAGCGGAAGAAATGGCCATGATTGCCAACCGGCATCGGCTCGGCTGTGCGGAGTGGATATGCGGGGATGCCGTGAAGTGCCCAATGGAAATACGGCGTCAAACGCTAGGGCGGTTCCGTAATCGAGATTTTCAATTCCTATTCAACTGTTCGGTTTTGTTGGAAGGATTCGATCAGGATAATATCGGAGTCGTTGTGCCAAAGGCGACGAAGAGTCGTAGCCTCTACGCCCAGATGATTGGACGCGGCACTCGCCCGCTATCTGGATTGGTGGATGGTATCGAGTCAGCCGACGATCGACGATCATTGATAGCGGCCAGCAGCAAGCCGCACATGCTTGCCTTGGATTTCGTTGGCAATAGCGGTCGGCACAAGCTCATCAATACTGGCGACATGTTAGGCGGCAACTATGACGACGACATTGTGGCGGAAGCGACAAGGGCGGCTGCATCGAAGTCAAGTCGCGGCGAGCGTTCCGATATGCTTGCCGAACTGCGAATCGCGGAAGAGGCTCGCAAGGAAAAACTACGGAAACAACGCGAGGGCATCGTAGCGAAGGCCAAGTATCGGTTGCAATCGGTCGATCCATTTGACGTGTTTGATATCATGCCAAAACGCGAACCGGCTTGGCATCGTGGTCGCAAGCCGACGGAACGCATGGCAGCCGCCGTCGAAAGAATGGGCATGGATACAAGCCGCATGACGTATTGGCAGGCACACCAGATTATCGAAGAGGCGGGAAAGCGACGGGAGAAAAATCTTTGTTCATTCAAACAGGCGAAGTTACTGCGGAAACATGGATTTGCTGCTGATTGCACATTTCAGGAGGCATCGACCACGATTGATCGGATTGCGAAGTCGGGCTGGAAGTTGAAGAGACCGGCGATACTGAAGGATAACCCATGAAAATCGACACACTATGCCGAGATTGCGGCAATGTACTATTTTCCGAAATCCAAGAGGCGAAGGATCGGGTCGTAGTCCGCGTTGAAACGTGTCGGCACTGCATGGCGGAACACGGTGAAGAAAAGAGCGAATAGGGTTACAGCAGAGGTTACGATGAAGGGCACGACGATGGAGAATCGGATGGCGTTGACTACTACAAACAAGCGAGGCGTGCGAAACGGCGGGCAAAGAAAGAGCTAGAGGCCAAGCGGTTGGCGGAAACAAAGGCGATGATAGAGGCGAGAAACCAGGAAGCAATGAAGGGATCGGCATGATGGCGACACAAGAGAGAATCCGAGTCGAAGGCGACCGATTGGCTGTTCATTTCAGCCGATTCGCTCTTGATGATTACGATCTGTTCCTAAAGGTCAAGGCTTTGCCGGAGTTCAACCTGACATTTGATCCGACTGAAGAAAGCTACTCAATTACCGCCCCATCGCGGTTTGCATCGATGCTTGGCGTTCAGGTCGACGGCGCGATTCGTGGCAGATTGCCGTACCCGGATTTTCTCTTCGACGATCAAACCTCCATTCTCGACTTGGCACTGGCGGCAAAACGGTTCGCATGTTGGTCCGATTGTGGGCTAGGCAAGACGTTTATCGAAGCCGAGTTCGCCCGACAGGTGATTCACCTGACTGGCGGTCGTTTTCTCATGTTCACCCTAAACGAGATTGTCGATCAGTGGATCGAAATGGTAGGTGAGCGGTATGGCGATTCCTTGCCGGTTTACAAAATCAAGAGTAGGGAGGATATGCGGCGGTGGTGCGTCGAAGGCACCGGCCAACTCGCAATCACCAATTACGAAAAAATGAATCCCGCCGATGGGGAACAAACGGTCAACGAGCTTCGCTACCTCGCCGGCGTCGGCCTGGACGAATCGAGTAGACTAAAGGGCGGAGGTGGAAAGCAAAAGTGGGCACTCATCAAGAGTTGCAAAGGGATCGAGTACAAGCTGTCTTGTACGGCCACACCGGCCCCCAATGATACAATCGAGTTCGCTTCGCAGGCGAGCTTCCTTGAAAAGATGCGTTCTGACGCGGAAATTATCTGGACATTTTTTCACCGCGATAAGAAAACCAAAAAGTGGACGGTCAAGCGACATGCCAGGGAAGCCTTCTTCCAGTTCATGGCGGCATGGTCGATCTACGTCCGCGATCCGAGAAAGTACGGTTGGAGGAAGAATCACCCCGATGTGCCGGAACCGACGATCGAAGTGCATACCATCGAGCCTACCGATGATCAGGTTGCCGAGATTCAACGGCTATGCACTGAGAAGAATGGCCAGCGGTCGTTACTGGACACGAAGGCTGTCAATGCCATTCAGCGGTCCAAGTTATCTCAGGTTGCCAAGGGTTTTGTCTACCTCAAGGGCGAGGCGGCTCGCAATGTCAGACTGATACCATCCCGCAAACCCGACTTCGTGGCGGACCTGATTCAACAGGAAGCCGCGGCGGGCCTGCAAGTATTGGTATGGACAGTGTTCGACGCTGAGAGTGACCTAATCGCGGATCGACTCGCAATCCGAGGCGTTCCATTTGACCTATTGACGGGCAAGGTCAAGGATGATGCTCGAATTGAAATACTCAATCGGTTCCGGCATGGCGAGAGTCGAGTCCTGGTAAGCCGTGCGTCAATGATCGGATACGGACAGAACTTCCAACTGTGCGGCTCCATGATCTTCTCGGGTTGGAATGACAGCTACGAGAGTTACTATCAAGCCATCCGCCGTGCGTATCGTTTCGGGCAAACGAAGTCTTTGCGAGTTCACTTGCCGGTGATTCACCTCTTGGAAGGCGATATGCTCGAAAACATCTTTGCCAAGCAAGAGAAGCATGAGGCGGCAATCGACGCCATGGAACAAAATTACATCGCGGCCGTTAGCCGCTTAAAAGGAGAACAATGTTGAAAGCACCGACCGCAACCGTATGGAACGAAGATTGTGTTCGCGGGATGGCCGAACGGCTCAAACCCGATTCGATCCACCTGACCGTGACCTCGATTCCCTTCGAGGAACTGTTCACATATTCCGGCAAGCTCGAAGACGTTGGCAATAACGGATCGACTGTGGACATCCGCGCAGGCCGGTTCGCCTTGAATATGCGATTCGTTGTGGAGCAGCTTTTCCGTGTGACTGCCCCGGGTTGCAACGTGTGCATTCACATTCAGCAGCTATTGGCCTACAAGAACCAACACGGTTTTATGGGCCGCAGAGATTTTCGCGGCGGCATGGCGGACGTGTTTGGGGCGGGTGGTTTCCATTGGATAGGCGAGTTTGCCATCCGCAAGAATCCCCAGGCGATGGCACAGCGGCTAAAGCTGCATTCCCTCCAATTCAAGACCGGCAAGGTTGGTAATGGGTGCAATCTCGCCCCGGCGATTAACGACTACGTTTTAATTTTTCAGAAGCCCGGCGAGTCAAGCCATCCGGTGCGGTGCTTGCGTGACGTGTCGCCGATCATGCTCACGGAAGAAGAATACGCAGAAGAGAATCCCAACGAATACTCCAAGGATGGTGTGCCGGTCGGATACCAAGAGTATTGTGATTGGTTTCAAGACAACAAGAGCAAGTTCGGCGGCACGAATCCCAGGGGATGGTTGACGACGAACGAATGGATACGGGATGCCCACGGCACATGGACGGACATTCAAGAGATTGACATTCTTGATGGCTATAAGTCAGCCCGCGAATCGGACGAAGAGAAGCATGTCTGCCCGCTACAACTGTCTGTGATCTACCGATTGATCCGACTGTACACAAATCCGATCAGCATTCAACCGAACGTGAAGATACTTGACCCGTTCATGGGGATCGGATCGACGGCATGGGTGGCCATCGGTGGTAACTGCATGGATGGTCGGCTTCCGATTGGGCACGAAAGAAACGTGGTCGGATTTGAGTTGAAAGAATCCTACCACGATCAGGCGGAGAGAAACATTGCAAAGGCAATGCGACAGCGAAAGAGAATTGAGCAAGATGCGACTCCGCTATTCCGCGACTTCACAGAGGAACCAACAGCCGAGGATGCCGTTTGTGAAGCGGTAGCGTAGGCACAACCATAAGGAAAGGATACTGGAGCGATGCAAGTTACTAAGAGACCACTGACGGGATGGGAAGCGAAGTCAACCGTCACGGATCGAAGGCACATTCAGGAGGTCATAGACTGTCTGACGCCACTGAGTGAAGTGGCGGTCGAGTGTCAAGCCGATGCGGTCGCGGCGGTGGATGCGTTGAAAAACGTGTTGGAGTGCGTAACACCAAAGGATAAGCCGAAACCGGCTACCACGGCGTCCACGGCGCCATCGACGAAGTAACGGGCGGTTTTGCACGCACGAAGCGAACGGCGCACACCGCGTAGCCATCGTCGGTGCCCGGAAGGAAGCCGGGGGACCATGATTATGGGCGGCAGACGAACGAGGCTGAGCCGAAAGGCAAAAGCCGCCCACTCCTATTACACATACCCATTTGCAGGGAAGGGGATAAGCCATCGCCCTTAGCGACCAAGCTCTAAAGCAGAGAACAGTCCAAAGGATGGCAGAACCGGAAACGGCGTGGGCGAAGGAACCCGGCGAAGAGTCGGATGGGACGCAAAAGCGTCGATTGGCCACCACGATAATCACTGGGCCGGGGTAGGGGGCAGTACGGAAATTGCGACACACAAGCATGGAGGATCGTTGGCATGGGCATTCGGACCCCAGAATGGATACGTGTTAGGAAATCCGAACCGTGTCCCGTTTGCGAAAGTGAATCGTGGTGCCTTTTGTCAGTAGATGGAAAGGCTGTGTTGTGCATGAGGGTCAAATCAGACAGGCCGAAAAAAATGCGTGATGGAACCGTAGCGTTCATCCACCGCTTGACAGACGATCCGATGCCACAACGGCCACACGTCCGAATGCAGACCAAGAGACTCACGGATACCGAACAGTCCGCCAAGTTTGGGCCGTTGTGCCGATCCTGGTACGTCAACAAGGCCGATGAGGTTGACCGATTGACTGAAGTGTTGGGCGTGGCAAGGTGGACTTTGGATGCGTTGCACGTCGGATGGGACGGGCAGGCTTGGACGTTCCCCGAGCAAAACCACTGCGGGCAGATCATCGGGGCCAACAGGCGATTTGTCAATGGCGAAAAGGTGTGCGTATTTGGGAGCCGACGCGGTTTGACCTACATCGACTATTGGTCGGATACTCCGGGGCCGGTGTTTATCGTAGAAGGTGGCAGCGACGTGGCGGCTGGGCTTACGTTGGGTCTTTGTATGGTAGGCCGTCCATCGAATGTTGGCGGACTCGAATACCTGAAACGACTTTTGCTTAGGCACACCGATAGACGGATAATTGTGGTGGCCGAGCGTGACGAAAAGGATCGGGCGGCGTTGAACGGGAGACATGATCCGAACTGCCGGTGTTGCGGACAATGTTACCCTGGAAAGTTTGGGGCCATCGAAACATCGAAGCGGCTTTCACTCATGCTCAATAGGATTGTGGCGTGGAGTTTTCTTCCCGACGGTGCAAAGGATTTACGGAAGTGGTTGAACAGTCGAAAGTCGAATCCGACCGACGAACAGGCGATGGGACGATTGGCCCGAAGCCTGACAAGGAGGACGCATGGCATCCACGTTTAAGCAATCGCACGTGATAACCGACCCCGAGGCCCGCGAGCGGTGGAAGATGGACGGGAACCACTCAGACCGTTGCCAAGTCTGCTATCGACCGTGGGCACGGGCCGGATGGCGAGGGTTTGCCGTACACCACATCATCCGTGGGGCGAACGGCCGATCCGATGAGCCGTGCAACTTGCTTTTGGTGTGTGCCAGGTGCCATGATATGATCCACGACGGCTGCTACAGGGACGAAGTGACGAAGGAACTGCTACCAATCATCACGTTTGGCAACGTGTTGTGGATCAAGAGTCACACCCTCGAATGGGACGAAGAGCGGTTGACGGAGTTGTACCACCGGAACCTCCCGAGTTGGGATATTTTGCCGGCGTACTACATGGCAGAGCGTTGCAGGTGGAACAGGATGGCAGCATGAGCGACGGCCAAGCATGGGCGGATGAAATGATCGAAACAAAAGGAAGAAAGTTACGAAATCTCAGCCTATTTACTGGCAGCGGAATCGGCGACTATGCGGCCAAACAGTGTGGGATTGAAATTGTCGCCCAATGCGAGATTGATCCGGCCTGTATTTTTTGCTTGGAGAGGTTGTGGCCCAAAACGCTAAAGTTCAAGGATGTTCACGATGTATCAGTTGAGTCTCTTGGGTCTGTCCTCCCTATCGACATCATCAGCGGCGGCTTCCCGTGTCAGGACTTGTCAACGGCCGGGCACGGCCAGGGCATTGAGGGCGGAAGGTCGGGTCTATGGCGAGAGATGTTTAGGGTTATCCGCCAAGTCAGACCGACTTGGTTGCTCATTGAGAACGTACCTGCGATCCGCTTGCGAGGAGTTGACCGGGTTATCGCTCCTCTGGAAAGAATCGGTTACACCTGCTGGCCATTGGTGGTTGGTGCTTGGTCGGTCGGGGCACCGCATAAACGAGATAGGGTGTGGCTCGTGGCCCACCGCAACCAAAGCGGATGCAAGCGGTCACTCGCAGACTGCGGAGAATCCTACGCCGGGACAGACGGGAGGCACAACGCTCGCCGGGGCGGTTCGGTGGCCAACGCCGAACAAGATGGACGCAGACAGGGGAGCCGAGAGCAAGGAAACGAAATCAGCGAGAGGAGCGGGCGGTGTGAATCTTCGGGAGGCTTGCAACTGGCCGACTCCAACAAAGCGAGACGAAAAAAGTGTTTGCGCATCGGACGCGACAATGGAGAGAAACAGCCGTCCGTTATCGGAAGTTGTTGGCCAAGCCGACCGGGAGAACCTCAACACGAATGGGAAGTCCCAAGGCTCACTCAATTCGGAATGGGTAATGCAGTTGATGGGCTGGCCCGGCGAGTACGCAGCAGAGCTAACAAGGATGCTTTACGAATGGTCGGAAACGGGTGGGCGTGGGGCGTCCCGTCGATCATCTACCAGTGGATAGTGAACGTGGAGAACAACACATGATCGAATCCTTAAGAACCGGAGATATGCCCGTTCATGTACTATCTCTTGGCGCAGGCGTCCAATCATCGACGTTGGCACTTATGGCGGCACATGGAGAAGTTACACCGATGCCGGTAGAGGCGATTTTTGCGGATACTAACGCTGAGCCACCGAGTGTGTATCGCTGGCTGGAGTGGCTGGAAAGGCAACTGCCATTTCCTGTGATTCGCGTATCGGCCGGTAGCTTGACCGATGCGTGCCTGACAATCCACGCAAACCGTAAGAATGGAAAAAATTACTATTCCAACATGATCCCCGCGTTCACTCTTGGAGCGAGCGGCAATGTAGGAAAAGTGCAACGACACTGCACATATAACTACAAGATCGTCCCGATACGGCGTGAACAAAAACGTATCGCCCAGGTTGGACGTGGAGAGAAGGTTGTACGAGTTATCCAGTGGATCGGCATATCGTGGGATGAAATGAAACGCGCAGTACCGAGCCGCGATGTATGGTGCCAGTCAAGGTGGCCTTTGATCGAAAAGCGGATGACACGGCATCAGTGCGGACTATGGATGATGGAACACGGCTATCCGCAACCTCCGCGTTCCGCGTGTGTGTATTGCCCATTCCACCGCAACGAAGAATGGAGGCGATTGCAGATTGAAGAGCCTGAAGCGTTTGCGGCAGCGGTCGAGTTTGAGGGGAAACTGCAAGCCGTTCATTCATCCATAATTTCAAGTAAAGGCAAAATCGCGGGTATGCAGTTCCTTCACCGCAGATGTAAGCCGCTGGCGACAGTGGACTTTCGGGGTGATATGGAACGCGGGCAGACCTGCTTATGGCAAGGGGAGTCTTGCGGGGTGTGCGGAATATGATTGAATCCACAGGCGAAAAACTTACCGAAGCCGAGCGTATCGAAGCTGGCATCAAGCATTGCCGGGCGGAGATAAAGAAGCACACGGAAATGCTCCACATGCTACAACGTAAGCGATTAGTATTGCGACGAATTGAGCTCGGATACAGCGATGTATCGCCATATTGGTCAGGGTGTGTGCGGCAACGAGACTGAAAGGATGAATGATGAGTAATATGAGCTATTGCCGGTTTAGAAATACGCTTTCCGATCTAGCTGATTGTAAGGAATCGCTCGATTTCGACGGCCTGGATGGAGAAGGAGAAGATGAGAAAATGGACGAAAAGGAACGAGCAGCAGCCATATCCTTAATCGAGTTATGCCGCGAGATTGCCGACGAACATGGCCATTTTGTAGATGAACAGGAGTCTGACCAATGACCCTGACCCCAACACCTCCAGTAGTCGGAAAAATCTGCGAGTACATCGACAGCGTGTTTACGTTACAGCACACGACGCCGGAAGACATTACTGAAGTCGCCAAGCTGATTGCCGAGCATGATGCTGAATTGATGCTGATGGTCAATCGAACGGCCAGCGAAAACGAGGTATTAAGAGCCGAGTTCATTCGAGCGTGGATAGAGAGTTAAAATGGGATTACCGCAAGGGCTGATAACCGGTCGTGCCGCGAGGCTTCCGACTGACCTGAAAAAGTATCCGACCATATCCAACTCGAAAGAGCGTAGCGGTCAGGAACTTGGTTTTCTTCGGGTATGGAGAATGACGTGTGCGGACTTACCACAGCCCGAGAGGAACTATGTCTTTCATCCAACGAGGGGATGGCAACTCGATTTTGCTTGGCCAGATGTTTTGCTTGCAGTGGAAATCGAGGGACTTACGCGACAGGGAGGCGGGCACCAGCGAAGTGCAGGCTATCGAAAGGATGTGAAGAAGTATCGGGAGGCCGAATTGTTGGGGTGGCGTATCGTGCGATTCACGGCGGATGAAATGAAAACATCGCCAATTCAGAGTATTGAATTGGTGGCAAAAATCCTTAGAGAACGAAAGGGAAACCAATGATTACCAGAGAAGAGTTTCGAGATCAAGTGATGGGATGCTTCAGGCCTGGGCAGATTGCCATGATTTATGCTCTGATCGAATACCATTAAGGCGTGGAATCGACGAACTCCACCAAAGAAAAAGAAAGGCGGTGCGAAGTGAGAGTAGGATACGAAGCAGAAGTAATTATGCGACGGTTTGAAGGATACGGGTACCGAGACCAGCAGATTACAAAATCAAAACGTCGCAGATTGCTTACCGTAACACTGGAGCGTGATCCTGTGTTTGGAAATGACTATGATTGTATCGAAGCTAGCGGACGGTCTGTACTCGAAGCTTTGCAAAGATGCGTCAAAATTAAAAAACAAGAGGTCAACCCATGACTGAGAAAAATCTATTTTGCCAACTAGGCTTTTGGCTTTCTGCTGGTCGTCCCGTGACCGATTATGCTTGGTATGCAGTGGCCGGGATTTTAAGGAGACTCACGGATGAGTAGCATACGACCTGAAGTGCTTGAAATGAACTTGGCTGATACCGGCTTGGATTGTCGGATCGTCAACACGCTGGATCAGGAAGGAGTATTCACGGTTCGCCAACTACTCTCTTTGACCGAAGAAGAGTTTTTCGGTATCCCTATGGTCGGAAAAACCGTGCTTACTATCATAAAAAACCACTTCCAAAACCATCGGCCCTACGCATGGGAACCGGACTGCTTGGCCGACTGGATGTTGGAACGCGGAATTGATCCGTTGGTAATTGCCACCCTGTTGGGGTATCGGTTTGCTGACATCATCGAACGTCGGAAAGCGATTGGAGAGGTCAAGGCCGCACAGCACGCTCACCAATTAAGTAGACTCGCCGATGCGGAGTTAACCCGAGGTGGCCACGTTCCCACGCCGCGCGAAATGCCTGCTTTGCAACAGGAAGCCAAGGAGTGGTATGCAAAATTAAGAGAGGATGGGAAGATAAAAAGGCGGAAGGGAAAGCCTGCTATTGAGCCCACGGCGGGGCAGGGAACGAAAAGAATAAGGGAAAAGACTACCGTCAGGTTGTGCTTGCCAATGGACGAACAGGACGATCTTGCAAGCGAGCGTGGTTGGATGTAATACGAAGGTATGGTACGAATCAGGCCAACAATCATGGATGGTGATTGGCTGCTGTTTCGCCGGCGTAATGGGACGGACCCCGTGACTGCCGCCATAACAGTGGGCGGTCGGTCCCCTTACTATCATGCCGGGATGGCCATGTGGATCAATGGCCGTCTGTTTTGCCTAGAGGCTAAACAGTTCGTCGGCGGCCGGGCCGTGCTTGTGGCCAATCTTCTGGCGACAGATCCCGACATAGCCATCGACGTTCGGCACATTACCGCCAAGGGCTATGACAGGGCCACCGCCGTGGGAGGGATGCTTGATATTACCGGCAAGCCCTACGGATGGTCATCGCTTCTTCACGCCACCCTAAGCAAGGTGGTGTTGTTGCGGTGGTTCATCCGACCGTCATGCGACGATCATCAAAACGGAACGGCCCCCTACTGTTCGATGGCTGTCTCGCGGGAATCCCGCAGGGCCGGGTTTGATCCAGTCGGCCTACTCGGGGACGCATGGACGGAGCCGGGCGACTTGGGCCGCGTGCCCGATGCGTTGGCTAGCTACGTCGGAACGCTGAGCCTATCAAAAGGCAAACTCCGTATGCAAAAGGAGGAAATCGAATGAACAGGAACGCGAAAGGCCAGTTTGCGAAGAAACAACTACCGGAAACTTGCATCGGCTGGCCAATATCAATGTTGGTCGTTATCGTCGCCGCACTGATCCTTGGTTTAGCTTTGGCCATTAACGTGGCAAAGGGTGCGGAAATCAAGTACCCATGCCCCGCCCTCGAATCGCCACGTGATCCGACATTGGACGCTGAAGCAAAGGCCCATGCCGCGTACATGGCCCGCATGTGCGTACAGGGGCATCAAGGATTCGAGTCGAGATTCAACCGACTGTCTGCCAAGTGGCCGGGAAGTCGGATTGCTGAGATATGTTTCGAGGCGTGGCCGTGGCAGGTCGGTTGCACGGAAGCCGAGTTGTGGATTGAGGCGGCGAAATGCTGGCGACAGTCGCCCGGGCATTGGTCCGTCGCCTGCCGTCGGCACAAGTTGGTGGGAATCGGCCTTGCGAAGGGCCGCAACAATACGTGGTATGGCTGTTTAATCTCAGTCGATCGAAAGGAAGGAACCGATGAAACGAGAAACGATTAGGACGTGCGTGGCCCTGTTGCTGTTGGCTGTCGGGGCCGGTTGTGTAGCGTGGTTTGTCCCCGCCGCCAATGGGCAGGATGTTGTGCTTTACGACTTCTACTCCGAGTGGTGCGGACCTTGCAAAGCGATGGCGACCGTGGTCGATGAGCTTGCCGCCACCGGTGTATCGGTCAAGCGTATCGACATTGACCGCGACCCGGAAACGGCCGATAGGTTCGGCGTCAACTCGATCCCATGCTTTATCACCGTGGAACGCGGCCGGGAGGTTGACCGAATCGTCGGTAAAACGACCATCGAACGTCTGAAGGTGAAGTTGCGAACGAAGGAAAAGCAATCGACGCCCGCGTGGCGATACGAGAATCCAACGGGCCATCGTGCGGCGGTGGTGCGAATCTACTGTCAGGACAGTGTTCGGACTCGATCCATCGGGAGCGGCGTACTGGTTCGGTGGGGTGAAAAGATTCTAGTCCTCACGGCCCGCCATGTGGTTCAAGATGCCAAAAAGATTATCGTCGAGTTGGCCACGAAGAAAACCCACTGGGCCACGGTGTTGAAAGCCGACGCCGCATGGGATTGTGCCGTTTTGGAACTATCCGGCTTGCCGGTTGGCGTGCAACCGGCCGAGATCGAGTACGGGCAGAATGCCATGCAAGGAGTGGGCGACCGACTCGAATCTTGCGGGTACGGTTCCGACAACACGTTGGCCAGCAACAGCGGATTGTTCATCGGCTATCGTCGATCCGACCGGACGCCTGATAACGGCCCCGACGATTGGATGGTGATTTCCGGCCATGCTCGCAGCGGCGACTCTGGCGGACCCGTGTTCAACCAACGCGGTCGAGTGGTGGGAATCCTATGGGGGACCGACGGGAAAGAGGTGGTATGCGTCCAAGCCGGTCGAGTGCATCAAACCATAGCCGCTGCCGTAAGGGTACGTGTCGAGCAAAAGTCTTTCCGGCAACTGGCCGAACAGACAGGCATACTTCAGCGAAATCCGACGCCACCCATGCCCGGACCTATCCCCTACGCCCCGCTGGTTCCTGTACAAAGGCCGCAATGCGGGCCGAACGGATGCGAGCCAGGGACGTCATGCGAACAGGCAGACATTACAAAAAATCCCATGTTGCCATGGCGTGGCGAAGCCGAGAGCCGCGACAAGGAGCTAGACGCCCGCACCAATGCGTTGCTGCAGGCTTTGGAGCAAGAGAGGCAGGCACGGCTCCAGGGACAACAGCAGCCAAACGTGAGCATCCAGGTGGCACCCAAGCCTGACCCGGTGGACGCAATATCGCCGATGCTGGCCGGTCTATGTGTACTCGGGGCGTTGGCCGCTGGTATCGTTCTCTTTTACATTGTTGGCAAAAACTAGAAAGGATAGGTGATTTACATGAATCCAGTGATATGGCAATACGTGGGCATTTTCTTCGCCACCTTGGCGGCAATCCTGATCGGCCTGTTGTTGTGGCGCCGGCGTGAACTTCGACGCATGAACGCGATGGAAGTGGCCGAAACGCTCGCATCATGGGGTTTTGACTTGTTGGCCAAGCTGTTCCGGGCCTATGCCGTCGGAAACTACCTCGGCAAGGATTCCGTCACCCGAGTGATCCATGAAATCATCGACGAAATCAAGGGCGGTGGATTACCGGCCATGCTGAAGAAGGTTGGATGGAAAGTGGTCGAAGGCGTCTTCCTGAAAAACGACGACGACCGAAAGCGATTGCAGACCATGCTCGACACAACGGCAGCGGTAGTGAACAACCTGACGCCACCCACACCGACCGTGTAAGGCAGGTGTGGCATGGAAGCCAACAAAAGCCCATGTGACGATTGTGAGTACGCGGACAACTGCCCGTTTGCTCACAATCGTCCAAGGGTGTGCCGAAAAAGGCCAGAGCCATCGGAAGAGCGGACGTTTAGCTCAAGACTCGCAGAGGCGGCGGCATTAATGAGGGATGAGGATGGATGATGACACGACCGACGATGGCAAGATAGTGCATCCAAAAAAGGCAGCATTTTTGGCCGCTTACGCTGTTTGTGGAGTTATAGGCAAGGCTGCCGATGCTTCTGGCGTCGGGCGAAATTGTCACGCACGATGGATGGAAGATGAGGATTACGCCAAGGCGTTTTCCGACGCACAAGAGCAAGCCGTTGAAGTACTCGAAGCGGAGGCAAGGCGGAGGGCCACAGATGGATTGGTGCGATTCAAGTTTCATCAAGGCGAACCGGTAAAGCATCCGGTAACTGGCGAGCCGTATTATGAGCTTGAGTATTCCGACACATTGCTGATTTTCCTGCTGAAGGGTGCAAGGCCGGAGAAGTACCGCGAGAGAATGGACATTCATGGGCAGATTGAAGGCGCGGCATCCATCGTTGAAACCATCATCCCCAGACGTGGAGATGAGTCTGCATCCGTCGCAAGCGGCGTTCCTGGATAGCAACGCAACGCTGCGGGGATTCGTCGGCGGGCGTGGGGCAGGGAAGTCTTTCGTTGGAGCCTACGATCTATTGAGGCGGGCACAACCGGGAAGTCTTTATATGGTAGTCGCTCCCACATACCCGATGCTGAAGGATGCCACGTTCCGCACGTTTTGCGAAATCGGCCGGAAGCTGCGTTTCATCAAAGATGTGTACCATGGTGACTTGCGGGTCGTGTTGGGCAATGGTGCGGAAGTGTTGTTTCGGTCGGCCGACAATCCCGAGCGGTTGCGTGGTCCGAACCTATCGGGTGTGTGGTTGGATGAGGCCAGCCTAATCGACCGTGCCGCATACGACATTGTGTTGGCCTGTCTGCGGGAGCATGGCGAAATGGGATGGCTGTCTGCCACGTTCACCCCGGCTGGACAAAACCATTGGACCTACGATGTGTTCGGAAAAAACACGGATGGGGCCGCCCTCTTCCACTCCACAACCTACGACAACCCATTCCTACCAGCGAACTTTTACGCAACAGTGAAGGATCAATACTCGCCAATCAGGGCACGACAGGAACTTGGCGGGGAGTTTGTCAATATCGAAGGTGCGGAATGGCCGGCGGAATGGTTCGAGCCGCGTATCTGGTTCGATGAATGGCCCAAAAACGGATTAAAGGTAATCACACTCGACCCATCGAAGGGGCGTGGCGACAAGTGGGGCGACTACTCGGCGTTTATAACGCTCTGGTATGCCGACGGCATTATGTACGTCGATGCCGATATGGCAAACGATCGGAACCTATCCACCCTGATCGAGATGGGGGTGGACATGCACGGCCGATGGAAGCCGGACGCCTTTGGGTGTGAGTCCGTACTATTCCAAGAATTGATCCTCGAAAACATGGTCAAGTTGTCCGAACAGCGTGGCATACCGTTCAACGGATGGGGCATCGAAACACAAGGTGTACCGAAAGAGGTTCGGATTCGACGGCTGACTCCCTTTCTGAGCCGTAATCAGATTCGATTCAAGGGCGGATCGCCGGGGGCCGAATTGCTGGTTCGGCAGCTCATGGAGTTTCCGAATGGCGACCACGACGACGGCCCCGACGCCCTCGAAATGGCCGTGCGATTGGTCGAGAATCTATCAGGCGGCACGATTACAGAGGTAGTGAGCAATCTAAGCGATAGGAGGGGGCAATGAGTAGGAAGCGAAAACCACAACAGGCCGCGAATCAGCAACAGGTGGTGCAAAACCTTGGACGTGTGCTATCCGAAGCACTCGATTACAGCGTCAACTACGTCGATCCTTACGAGGACCGGATTGACCCGGCCACGGGCGAGTTGTGGTCGTTGCTTGGAACTGGTGGAAAGAATGAACAAATTGGTACGCCCGAATCATGGGAAGAGTTGAAACAGGTTCGGGAGAAGTGCCGCCGCCTTGCGGCCGAAAACGAGTTCGCCATCAATGGGCACGAAAACCGGATCAGCTACATCGTCGGCAGCGGACACTCCTACGACGTGAAGTGGAAGGAGGGCGAAGAGTCGAAAGAGAAGGATGGCGAGAAGAAAACCGACCCCGAGTTAGACGCCATCAAAGCCGTCATTGATGAGTTTATCAAGGCCAATAAGTGGCACAAGAGGCAGCAAGAGATAGTGAGACGCAAGGATCGGGACGGGGAATGCTTCATTCGCATCTTCCGGCAAACCGACGGAACAAGTACGATCCGGTTTGTGGAGCCGGTCCAGGTGCAAACGCCCCAGAGCATGGCAGATAAGCCGTGGGCGTCGTTCGGGATCGAGACTGACCCTGACGACGTGGAGACTGTCAAGGGCTACTGGATCGACGGCAATCGGGTGGACGCCACGGAGATTCAGCATCGGAAAGAGAACGTCGATTCCAACGTCAAGCGTGGGTTGCCTCTCTTCTGGCCTGTACACGATACGCTGTTGTGGGCTAGAAAGATTCTGAAAAACACGGGAGTGGTTTGTCAAAGCCAATCGGCCATTGCCATGATCCGCAAGCACGGGCAGGCGAGCAAGGCGGGGTTGGAACAATTTGTATCGACCCAGGCCAGCAAGACCGTTACCAACTCGGCGACAGGCACGACCGACTATTTTAAGCGATATCCGGCCGGGACGATTTTGGACGCATTAGCCAGCACTGAATACGAGTTCCCGAATGCCAAGGTAAAGCCTGACGCTTTTGTTGGAGCGTTGCAGGCCATGTTGCGGGCCATCGCCAGCCGGTTGGTTATGCCCGAGTTCATGCTTACTTCCGACGCGAGTAATGCGAACTACTCATCCACGATGGTAGCGGAAGGGCCTGCCGTCAAGTTTTTTGAGCGGTGCCAATGGGACATGATCGAGGACGACTTGGAACTGTTTGATATGGTGCTGCGGAACGCTGAATCGGCCGGCAAGATCAGCTCTGGCATCCTTGATCGAGTCGAGATTGTGGCCCAGCCGCCGAACGTGCGGACGCAAGACAGGCTTGCCGAGGCCCAGGCGGATGAGATTCTCTATCGCATAGGGTCAATTTGCCCGCAAACAGTAGCGGAGAAACATGATATTGATTGGAACGTCGAAGAGGAGCGGATTGCCAAGTGGCGGAATGGTGGAGCCGTGCCAGTCGATGGTGCCGACCCCGACGTGATTCCATTCCCGGCAACTGGCGAGGATGGTAAGAAGCCGCCCGCACCGCCCAAGATTGCTGCGGGCACACAACCGCCCGACCCGGCCGCCCAGAGCGGACAACAGATTCAGACCGCCCAAGACTTGGTATTGAACGGTGCCCAGATTCAGGCGGCATTGTCGATCGTCACGTCCGTTGCCGCCGGCGAAATGCCACGCGACGCTGGAATCGGCCAACTACAGGTATTATTCAACCTGTCCCCACAACAGGCGGAACAAATCATGGGGAGTGCCGGAACGTCAACGCCGACCACGCCGAACCCGAGGCCGAACCAGCCAGCGGAGCCGACCCAACCGCAAGGCGGTCTGAAGGTTGTAGTGCCAGCCACCGAAGGCCGTGCCGCCGTGTGTGGTCGCATATCAGAGGCACTTTGGAGCGGATACCCTTAAAAATGGGTCCAATTGGACCCAAAAGTAAACCATGCCGGCCCTTGAAAACCGTGACGAACACGAAGCGGCTATCGCGGTAGCCTTGCTTGCCGCATGGGAGCCGTTCGCCGCCATGCCGCCAGAGCAGATTGACTATGCCAACCTGGCCATGGCGTCACGCGACGCCCTATACAAGCCGCTTTATGACGCCTTCCTTGCTGCCGGGCTTGGATTGGCGATTGGAGGCGGTTGGCAGGGCGAGATACCGCTGAGTGCCTATGCTGACGCATGGGCGACTGGCTGGGCGGCTCGGCTCGGGGCGGACACTGCGGCTACCACGGCCCGGCGTTTGGCACTCGGGACCGGGCTTGATGTGGCATTGTCGAGTGCCCGGGCGGAAGTGATTGCGGCGACGGAGATTACCAGGGCGGTATCAGCCGGGGAGCGGGCGGCACGGGCCGGGGCGGCGGCTGTTGGTTTGATGCTTCGCTCGATCTGGCGGACGGCGGAAGATGAAATGGTGTGCGAAGTGTGCGGGCCGCTGGATGGGACGGGTGTGGAGGTCTACGGGTCTGTGTCGTTTTCCGGTCCGCCGGCTCATCCCAACTGCCGATGCTTTTTGGATTATGAATAAGATGGGTTTGACAGCAACACCGCACATGCGTAACATCGAAAGGAATGGTGAGCTATTGCAGCGGGCCTTGCTTCGCCTTACTGAGTTAGACCAGCAGGCGGAACAAGAGCAAGTGCATGGCAGGGTGGTAGTTGAAATCGTTTACCGAAAGGGTTTAGCGGATCACGTCCAGGCCACGTTAGAGACGCGGCACCACAAATAAGATCGGGTTACACTGAAAACACGTGCGCCCGAGTTGCTAGCAAGGATGCTGGCGGCTCGGGCTTTTTTTATGGGATCATCCGATGACAACTGACATTCTTCTGGAATATGTCGATTCACGCGGCGTCAAATTAGCCGTGGATCGTGAGGCGGGAATCATTAAGGGCGTTAAGATTCTCGGCTTGGAATCGAAAAACGGCAGGACATACCCGAAGGAAACAGCCGCCCGTGCCGTCGGCCTCTATGAAGGTTCCAAGGTGAACGTGAATCATCCCAAGGGCAACCCCGGCGGGCCACGCGACTACCAGGATCGTATCGGCGTACTGTGCAACGTCCGGGTGGAGCAAGGCGACGGCGGCTTGCGTGGCGACTTCCGATTCAATCCAAAACACGCCCTCGCTGAGCAACTGGTATGGGATGCCGAACACTCGCCCGAGAATGTCGGCTTCTCCCATAACGTCGAGGCACGCACGTCACGCAAGGATGGAAGGGTCATTGTCGAAGAAATCACCCGAGTCCAAAGCGTGGACTTGGTAGCGGACCCCGCAACAACGCGGGGCCTTTTTGAGCAAACCGAACCCCAAAAACGAAAGGGTAAACAAGTGGAATACTCCGAATTGACGGAATCTGAGTTGCGGGCGAATCGCCCCGACATACTGAAGGCCATCGTCGAAGCGGCGATGGCCGCCCATGCCGACTCCGAATCGGAGAAGGCAAAGGATGCCAAGATCGTTGCCCTAGAGGCCGAAACGAAGGCACTCAAGGAAGACAAGGCCACCATCGAACGGTTGGCGACCATCGCCAGGGAGTTGACGGAGTCGAAGTTGCCTGAGTCGGCTATTACCGACGTGTTCAAGGCTCAGCTCGCCGAAGCCGAGGATGCTGACGCCAGAAAACTGCTGATCGAGGATCGGCGACAACTGTGCGGAAGTCAAAAGGTCAAACTGCAATCCAAGGAACAAAACAGGGCCGACGGTGAAACGGTGTTGGAAGTAACCGACGCCAAGAGCTTCGCCGCCGCCGTTACCGAGTAACCAATCCTGTCAGCCTAGCAATCTATAGGATACTAGCGGGGACACCGGAAGCAAACCCTTCCGGTACAGACACAAAATAAACCCGAAAGGAAATGAACATGAGTGACAAAATGCGTTGGCGTTACGGGGACACGAATCCCGTTGTAGCGGAAGTGATTTCCGCGTCAGTCATCGAAATTGGCGACCTTGTGTACCAGGACACAGACGACGCCAAGCCAGCATCCGCCCAGGCGGACGGCGGCAATGAGGTCACAAATCAGTTGACCTTTGCAAGCAAGTTTTTGGGCGTGGCCATGCAGCGAAGCAAGAGCGGCGAAACGTCGCCGATTCGCGTGGCGACCACCGGCGTGTTCGATTTCGACTGTCCCAGCGGAACATTCGAGTTGGGCGATCTGGTCGGAGTCGATGAGGCGTCAACCGGAACGGAATTGGAAGACCAAAAGGTGGCGAGTGTTGGAGTAAGCACGCTTGCAATCGGTCGCGTTGCGAAACGTGTCGCAACGTCCGCCACCAGCGTACTTGTGGAAGTCCGTTCGACCATCATGACCGGCGGCGTCGCGGGCGGCAGCCCGAGCGGCGTGTAATTCCGTTCGGCACTAAACAATCAATCAATCCATGGAAAGGAATCCATAAACATGAGAGCTATCAAGTACAAGGAAATGAAGCGGCAATATGAAAGCATGGGGCCGAAGAAGGCAAGCCGCCATCTTAGCGAAGCGTTGCGAAATGGCGACCTACGGTCCGACGATTTCAGCATCAAGGAAATGGCAGAAGCCGAGTTCGGCCATGAGTTCATCCAGATGTGTGACCCTCGATTCGGACCAAGCAAAAACGTGGCCAGTATCGTCGAAGGCGATGGCGTGGACTCGACGGCGTTTTCCAATATCACCGGGCAGATTGTTTTCTCGAAGGTGCTTGAGGCATTCGAGACAGCAACGCTTGCGATCACGCCGCTTGTCGAAAACATTCGGACGAGTCTTATGGATGGGGAGAAGTTCCCCGGACTTTCACGCACCGGCGATGTGTCGCAGGTTGTGCATGAGGGGATGCCTTACCCGCGAGCTGGGTTCGGCGAGGATTACATCGAAACTCCTCCGATGAACAAGTATGGCCATATCGTGCCAATCACGAAGGAGGCCATTTTTAAGGATCGGACTGGCCAGATTTTGCGAATGGCATCCGAGGTCGGAACGTGGCTTGGCGTAACGAAAGAAAAGCTCATTACCGATATGGTTGCCGGATGTGCTTCATCTTTCGCAACCGGCGGCAAGTGGAAGTGGAAGGGCACGGAGTACTCTGTCTATGAAACCAATGAGGTCGATTTTGCAGACTACTTTTACAAAAACACACTGACGGACGTGTTGACTGATTGGACGGATATCGACGCCGCGTTCCAGTTGTTCGCCAACATGCAAGACCCGTACACCCGCGAGCCGATCAATCTGAGTCCGTCGTTGACGCTGTTGACGGGACCGGCATTGACGCAAGACGTGATGCGTTTCAAAAACGCAACGGAAGTCAGGGTTGGCACCGGATCGGCGACCGTTCCGATGACAATATCCTCGAACCCCGTCCGTTCGTTCAACCACGTCGAAAGCGCATTCCTGTATCGACGATTGATTGATACGGCAACTGCCGGGACCGCCGCCGCCGCCGCCAAGTATTGGCTGATCGGCGACTTCCGAAAAGCGTTTGCTTGGATGGAAGGTTGGCCCATCACACCTTCGCAGGCTCCGACAAACTCCGCCGACGAGTTTGAGCGGGATATCGTTGCCCAGTACAAGGCAAGTATGTGTGGCGGCGTCGCAGTAATGAAACCGCATTACGTCGTCCGATCCACCGGGGCCGGAAGCTAACGCCTCCCAGGGCCGAGCCTGCCGGCGGTCATGCTCCGCCGTCGGCAGGCTTCCTTTCACTCCAAACACGAAAGGCGGTGTCGGATGGTAGCTGTCACTAAGGGCGACGTGCAACGTGTTCACGAACGGCTTGACGATATTGTCAAGGCTTTATCCGAAGTCAAGACGGCCGTACAGGTGAATGTTGTGGAGTGTCAGCCGTGCAGGAAGATCGTCATGGGCAATGGAAACTTGCCTATCAGCGACAGAGTTGCAAAGATCGAAACGGAAAGGCAGGTTTCGATGCGATGGCTTGCTGGGGCCATTGCCGCCGCCAGCATCGTTGTATCGGTCATTGTGACAGTTGCTGAAGCTGCATTGAAATATGTGTCGGGATGAACGGAGTGAAGTAGATGGGCCTAGCTGCTTGGTTCAAACTGAATGACGATGCGACCGACTCATCGGGCGGTGGCCACGATGGCACGGCGGCCAACGTGAGCTACGTTGCGGGCAAGGTTGGTCAGGCCGGATCGTTCAACGGCTCCAGTTCCAAGGTGACGGTTACAGGTTTGATGAACAGCATCACGGCCATGTCTTTCGCCTGTTGGGTAAACTGCACAACGCCACAGACGAATGCTCGAATCGCTGAGAGCCGAGATAATGCCGATCCTAACCCCGGCTGGATTTTATACATTCCGGCAAACGGGGTTCCGGTTGCCGTCATTGATGCCGGTGCAACATATGTTGCTGCAAATGGTCCCGCCGGATCAATCAAGAGCGGGACATGGCGACACGTCGCATTCGTGTGGAACGGAGCAACTATTACCGTCTACGTGGATGGTGTTGCGGGGACGCCTGTAGCCTACACGGGCACGGTCACGAAAACCGCAACAACCGTGATTGGCAACGGCAGTCAGGCGACGGCGTACTGGTACTCTGGTCTCATCGACGACGTGCGGATTTACGATTCCGCTTTGAGTTTATCTCAGATTCGAGCGATATGGGGCAGCGGACGCGGCACAGACTTGGCGGCTCCAGACATTGCAGCAAAATTACGAAGAAGCGCGTGAGGATTTTCAATGCTAGCGAAACTTTCCACTGTAAAAACAATCCCGTTTGGCCCAGTACGCGACACCGCCGGCGCACCATACACGGGGGCGATCGCGTACACCAACGCCCGGATTCTAAAGAATGGTGTCGATGGCGCCCTTGATGCGTCAGCGACGTTCACACACACGTATGGTGGCGTGTACGCACTTGCATTGACAGCAGCCGACATCAGTGAGGTTGGGCAGATCAGCGTGGTTCTAAATCTAGCAAACTATGATGCTACCCCTGTCGATTTAGACGTGGTTCCTGCGAAGGTTTATAATTCTCTGGTTGCTGGAACCGACAACTTGGAAGTGGATCAGATACAAATCCTCAGTGAGCCAGTCCTAAGTCAAAACGATGCCCGAAAGAAACTGTTAGAAGCCGGTGGATTTGGCCTCCAGTTGCCCAACGCCTACCGATTGGCGAAATGCGACGCTATCGAATGGGACGCGGGCAAGTGGGTGTCGGCTGGAAGTCTTGTTGCTGATACCGTCAATGCGTTTGACGGTGCCCAAGCCGTCAAGTTCACAACGGATAGCGGCAACGTCGGCGTGACGGTGACTTTTACGCCGACAACTCCAGTGAATCTCTGGGGCGGCATTGGGATCGCGATGCGAAGTCCCGATCCGACTTATTTTTATACCCTGGAAGTCCGGCTGGTTCCCAATTCTGCGGAACCAACGAAGTACTGGCGAATCATAAAACAAACCATCGCGCCGAAACTTTCGGCCGACTGGCACGTTTATTGGACCAATCAAGGATGGACTGAAGTCAACTCCCCGGGCACCTGGGGAACTTCGGCATCGCCATGTGCTACCGCACAGCAGATCGTGATAATTTTGCGTGCCACAAACGGTCACACGATGGAGATGTCCGTCGGCGGCCTCTACACAAACGTTCCTGTTGACCCTGTTTGGGCGCCATTGTGTTTTGACGATGGCTGGGAAGAGCAATACACCGTGGCGCGTCCAATTCTCAACGCCGCTGGAATCAAGGCCACGTTTGCTGTCAATGGGGCGACAGTAGACACGGCAGGCTACATGACCACGGCGCAGCTCCAACAACTCATCGACGACGGCCACCCCGTCATTCCTCACAATC